ATGGATCATCGCGCCAGTGGCCGCGTTTGTTTGGATTATCTACCGCCAGCAACAGGCGCATGAGACAGCCATCGCAGTTCTCCAAGCACAGACCGAAACATCGCGTACAGCGCACGACCGAGAGATCAAGGAGATTCGTGAGACAAGCCGCGCCATCATGGCGAAGCTCGACAGCATCGAGGAGGCTTTGAGGAAATGAAGTTGAATAACTCTTCTCTAGCCAAGCTTAAGGGCGTCCATCCCGATCTGGTGCGTGTGGTCAATCGATGCGCTGCCGATTGGAAGGATGCTGATACGGGATTCATTGTTACCTGCGGATTGCGCACGTTGGAGGAGCAGAAGATTCTCAAGGCCAAGGGCGCATCAAAAACGCTTCGTTCTCGGCATCTTACCGGCCATGCTGTTGATCTGGCTTGCACAATCAAGGGCCAGGTGCGCTGGGACTGGCCTTTATACGATAGTCTTGCTAAGCGAATAAAGGCGGCGGCAAAGGCTGAGAATGTTCTGCTAGAGTGGGGCGGTGATTGGGTTTCGTTTAGGGACGGTCCACATTTTCAACTGCCGTGGAAGCAATATCCCGGCACAACAAAAGGAAGCAAGTGATGACAAAAGAAATGGTTTGGGGCGTTGTTCGCGCCGTTCTCGCAGCTGGTGGCGGTTATGTTGTAGGCACCGGGGCTATTGATGCTACATCCATGAACGAGATCATCGGCGCGCTTGGCGTCATCTTCGCCGCTGGCTGGTCTGTCTGGGCCAAGAAGTGAACTGGATCGAGATTGCCGCCATCGTCGTGCTGTTGATCGGCATTGGCGCTGGCGGCTTTCTCGTTGCTCAAAGGCCATCTTTCTGGTTAGGCCTTGGCGTTGTTATGTTCAAGGCAGCATTGCCTTTTCTTGCGAAACGAATGCCTCCTGAGAAGGAACAGGAGTGGCGGGATTGCATCCGCCGTGGTGGGGAGTGGGATCATCATCGGAAGCGGTGTAAGAGATAAGCCACCGCTCGCCTAGCGTGGCATAACCAGCGATGTCACGCCAGTGATCAATCTCGTGCGGGTTGCCTGACAGGATGCGCCCAATCTTGCTAGCGATCATCTCCAACGACTCGCGTTGAGGATCATCAAGTTCCTCCCAATTCTTTCCGTGACGCATAGCGTCTTTTAACGACTGAGCCATTGCAGACACTTGATAATAATCGCCGTGGGTCTTCTCGCGTTCGTTTAGAATGTCACTCATCTTTCACCACCTTTACCGTCAGTTTCATACCCAGAACGTTATAGCATGCCTCCAGTTCTGCAACGCGCGGGCAGTGCCGCGTTCGCCAGCCCTTGAACGTGTTTCTTGCGATGCCCGTCCGCTCAGCCATGTCAGTAACGCCGATCCGCTGGCTGTTCATCTCCGCGTACAGCCGCCGCACCAGCGGGTGCGCGTGCTGCGGGATGGGCATGTGGCGAAACCGCCTCATGGCGTCTCCTGCGGCAAAATCAGTTCGATCCAGTCCTCAGTGCCGTCAGTGTGGATTTCTATCCCCGGCCATGCTGCGATAGCGGCGGCGATAGCTACAGCCTCATCCGTTTCGCCGTCCAGCAGAACGGCACGCAGCTTCATCTTGACCTCATAAGGCATCTGTTCAGGCTTGATCATCAGCAACTTCCATCACAAGGGCTATGGTTACAAGTTTTGCACTCCACCGGAGAATAAGCGCACTGCCAATAAGCCTCACCATCAACAGTGTCCTCACCGCAATCAGGACACTTGCCATTCGGCTCCTCTTGTGGTTCCCATTCAACTTGCGCACAGCAACTCACAGTCCTTCCCCCTCTTCACAATCAATAACCAACTTCACACAGGCGATGCGGTTTTGTTGTGCCACAGCGTCAGCGGTGGCTTTGTTGCGGTGAATAACGTCAGTGACTTGACTGGGATACACATTCACCCACACCTCACGATGGATGCGGGGCTTCACTTCAATGAGGCTGTTGATGTGCAATGCACCCACGCCACCCTGAAGCCAAGAGGTCGCAATCCATTCATCACCTTCACGGATCGCGCCGTGAACGGGCTTATGCCCACCCCCATCCACCGCATAGATGCGAACCTCGCGGCCATCCCTAGTCCTGTACTGCTTCTTGGGGTCAATCATTGCTTGTCTCCTTCAGTGCAACGGTGGCTGGGTTGGACGCCATTGCCTGAGCCAATTCCTTCTGGCTGTATGGATGGTCGCCCGGATATTCCATCCGGTAGTAGGCATTCAGTTCCGTCTCACACTCACGCAGCGCCGCGTCCCTCCTCTCCACCTCTGCGGTGAGGCGGGTGATCTCGTCTATTGCTCCTTGAAACCCTCCAGCGGGCCGCCGATGGAGCCATGAGACCAGATCAAGATCGTCATTCCAATCCGGCGCTCTCATCCACTCGTTCGCCGCTTGCAGCCTCTCCACAACATCACTCATGCTTGTCTCCTGAGAGTGCGGCGCGGGCTTCTATGATGGCTTTCTTGAGCGCCAGCGGTATCGGCTTCTTTGCCGTCATTGCGGCCTGTAAGACGTCCAGCGCCGCCCGCAGCTTCTCGTTCTCGGCTAAAACCTTGTCATGCGCGTCACGGGCAAATTGATAATCCCGGCCCAGCTTCTCGTTTTCTGAGGTGAGGCGGGCGACTTCTCTCAAGTGCGCGGCTTGCGTGTCCTGCCACTTGTCGCTGTTCTTCTTGTGCCATTCAACCTCTGCGGTGAGCCGCTTGATCTCGTCCAGCATTTCCTCCGCGCTTTCACGGCTCAACTCGACAGATGTTGCATCGGCATCCCGGTCAAGCACGCTGCGAAGTCGAATCCATATTGGCTTGCTCACCAATCCCTCCCTGCGGCTATTGCCGCTGCTCTATGTGCCTCTGCCAACTCCTCTCGAAGCCTCCGGATTCTTCTGTCAGCATCGGCCAAGTCTTTCTGCAATTTCCTCACCGTCTCGCCCAATGCGCGATTGACGGTTTCAAGATCAGGTTCTCTGGTCATCAACGTCTCCTCTTCTTTTTGCCGTACAGGACTGAGACTCCAACCTGGTGGCATCGCTTCGCCAAAGCCGCATTGCCTCGCGCTCCGCGCCAGCACATAGCCAAGTGCTTCATGCCATAATGCGTCTGCGTAGCGCATGAAGCACGCCGAATGTCGCCTCGGTAGCCCATAGCTCGCGCTGTGCCGCGTAGAACCTGCAAGGGGCCGGATGCACTGCTTCGCTTGTTGTGGTTGTGGCATCGAACACCACTCTCGATCTTTGCCATCTTCAAGGCGAATCCAACCGGCACGCCTTGCCGTCTTGCCTCCGATGTAACCAATCGAGTCGCATCCGAAGCATGTGCCAAGACACTCCCAGCCGTCATCGCGGCGATCAAAACAAGATACCTCATCACGGCCAGTACACTCCCATCAGGAAGCCAAGACCAACCATGATTGGGCCGCAGATCAGCCAGTCGATCAGGGAGAGCCGAGGGGCACAGCTCTCCCTGACCTGGGTAGACTTGGCATACCGCTGATCAGCAGCGGCCACTGAACCGGACAGCACGCCCGGATCACCATGAAGCCACTCTTCTTGTGTGGCATCGTATTCATATTTCGCCATGACGTTCCTCCTTGAAACTATGGCAAGCCTAGATTAGAATTCTCAATCAATCGTTAACGCAAGCATCCGGTCTGCTCGCTCCCGGATGCTAGGGGCGGTGACTATCCTCCTTTAGTTGCCGCCCCTCCCCATATTCAAAAGGGACAGCAGCTTGTCGCTGGCATCGGTTGCGCCATAACCCACAATAACGCGGTGGCCGATACTTTCCAAGTATGAAATCATGTCATCCTGATCGGATGAAGTTCGTCCACCCTTCTGACGCTTCATCTCGATCCAGATTCCCCATGCCGGAATAAACAAGTCAGGCACGCCAGGAACTACACCCTCCAGTTTCAGTTTCTTTGCCGTCGAGATGTTGCGCTTGCCGCCGTTCGGTACTGCAAAGATCAATACACGAGGCCACTTGGCGCGGAACCATTGAACGAATCCGGCTTGCTCGTTATGCTCAGAAGGGAGGGAAACCGTTGAACGCATCGCAGCCTTCTTTCTGTACCTCATCAGGTACAACGTCACGCCAATGAGTGCAATATCGAGCATCGTACAGGCTCACGCAATCAGAACAGCGGCTCTTGGAGTTCTGCCAACTCTTCGGCGGTGAGCCGCTTTGGTTGGCTGTAATCGAGTTGTACAATGTCGTGGAACTTGTCATTCGGCTTCACCTTTATCCTGCGCGGCTTGATCCAATGGTCGCACTCTTGCATGGCGTCTTCGGTGGTCATGGCAGACGCTCTTAGCGATGGCATCCGCTTCTGGTATCGCTCCGCAGCATAGCCTCCGTGGTCAGGACATAGCCATTCTGAAACTTTGATCAGTCCACAATAATAGGTGACGCGAATGCTATCTGGCTTGCCTTCCTTGCGCCAGCGGGAATAGCCCACATCGTTAACGTCAACCCATTCCGCTTCTACCTGTGTGGAGATCATCGCGCCAGAATATGCCTTCGTTCCGTGATTGAACTGCGGAGGCGGGAATTCATGGCCGCACTCGATGCACACTCTAACGGCGGCATGATTGACAGTCAAACATTCCGGGCATTTCTTGACTGGCGCTTCGCCGTCTTCGGTGCGACCTTTGATCTTTGGCTTGATCTTGTCGATGAATCCGTGGCGCATCACGTTGTCGCCGTAGTCCAGCACCAGGCAATTCTCTTTCCCCGGCGCAATGCGTGTGCCGCGTCCAACAATCTGGATGTATAGGCCGGTGCTTTCGGTGGCCCTCACGATTGCCACAAGATCGACATGCGGGACATTGAATCCGGTAGTCAGCACGTTCACATTGATCAGGCATTTGCTGCCGCCACGCCGGAACCGCTCGATCTTGTCGGCGCGTTCGCTCATGCCATCGGCCCCTGTCACGACATCCGCCTCGATGCCGTGCGCCTTGAACTCGGCACGCAGCAACTCGGCGTGATTGACACCGCAAGCAAAGACCAGCCACGCCTTGCGCTCCGCACCATAGCGCACAATTTCTGCAACTGTTTCTGTTACCAATTCCGGATCGGATGCAGCCTTGGCTAGTTCGCTTTCGATATACTCCCCGCCGCGTTTGCCGACGTTCGAGAGGTCGATGGTCTTGACGCCGCTCTTGCTAATCACTGGGGCTAGGAAGCCCTGCTCCATGAGATCGGCAACCGGGATGTCGTATGCAATGCCGTCAAAGATCGCGTTGTCGCCTTCGTGCAGCCAGCCACTATCGAGCCGGTAGGGCGTGGCCGTAAGACCGACCACCTTCACACCGCGATTGCATATGCGAAGGTCCGAGAGAAACTTGTTGTAGCGTGTGCCGTAGTTCTTCGGAATCAGGTGCGCCTCGTCTACGATCACCAGATCGGGCGCTGGCACCATCTGATAAGCCTTCTTGTGGATCGACTGGATGCCCGCAAACGTGATCGGCTTCCGCAGCACCTTCTTCTTGAGGCTGGCGCTGTAGAAGCCGACATCTGCCTCGGGATAAAGCGCCACCAATTCACTGGCGTTCTGCTCCAGCAACTCCTTGACATGCGTCAAGATCAGAACGCGCGTGCCGGGATAACTCATCGCATCCTTGATCAGGTGCGCGATGATCAGGCTCTTGCCAGAGCCAGTCGGAGCAACGATGATGGGGTTGTCGCCCTTCTTGTCGGACCAATAATTGTATAGCCCATCAATGGCGGCGCGTTGATAGGGGCGGAGTTCTAGCACTTGCTGAACTCCCTGCCCTTGTTCCGCACGATCTCGCCGTCTTCGTTGATGTAGTCGATCCAGTCTTCTCCGGTGTCGTGCACCGGCAGCTTCACCAGAGCCGGATTGTATATGTGATCACCGCAGCCGCTACGCTGGTCGATCTCATCGAGTGCCTTCTTGTGCCTGGCGCAGGACCAGCCTTGAGTCTCTGCCGTCGAGAAGGCGCATGTGCGGCAGTTCAGTTCCGCAGCGCCATCTCCGTGGCATATCGAATGATACGGACAGAACTTGCACTCGAACCACGCCGGATCGTTGCTGATTCCAAGCGGTGGCCGTTCGGTCGATATGATCTTTCTTGCCTTCTCGATAAGCGACTCTGCAAAGGCATGATCGACCTTTAGCCGCTCTGCGTAAATCTCATCGGTGTTCTTGTTGATTGAAATGAACAGGCACCGATCCAGTCCACTCAAGTGCATTCCGATCTGGCACTGTGCGTAGTAGACCGGCTTCGCCTTCTCGACGCCGAGGTTGCACAACACCTTGAAATACTTCTCGCTCATGGTTTTCACTTCGAGCGTGTGCGGCTGCGTGCTATCCGGCAAGCCTTCGACAACTCCGTCCAGGCTCAAGGCAAAATGCCCGCCAACCGCCGTATATCGGAACTGCTGGCCTGTTGCCGGATCGCGATCCCAGACCGTGCAACCGGCAGCGCGCAGGTTCTGGATCACCCGCAGTTCCTCGCGTTCGCCAGTCTCAAAGAGGCGCAAGATGCGGCCTTCGTGCTTCTCGGTATATGTCCACCGGAATTGATACCAAAGCGCACGAGAGCAGATGTTCCCGATTTGCGACCCGCCAAGATGCGGCCTGTGTGCGTTGCGGCGGTTCTCTTCGTATCGCTGGTATATCGCCCTTACGATTGTCGATGTCATGTCTAGTTTCATTCTTATTCCCTCCCTGTCACGCTCTCAACCAACCTCCGCTCGTAGCCCATCAACAGGCAAATGGTTTTAACTGGTGTGGCTTGATCATGCAGCCACTTGATGATCTTCATCCGCCTGATTGTGACTTCCTTGGTCATGTTTGCATCTTGCTGGGCAATTATGCGCTTGTAGTAATCGCTTGTGGCCGTGTCGCTTGCTCCGAAGTTCCTGGCAATGTCCTTCCATGATCTGCCCTTGATCCGCAGCTTCTCCATCCGCTGAAAATCCTCCATCGACCAATCGCGGCGAACGATTTGCGCCTTGGGCCGATCTTCCTCGCCGTCAGTCCATGTGTAGCGTTTGAACTGCGGGATGAAGTCAACCGCCACATCATTCCAGACGATCCGGCCTTCGACATCGAAGCTCCAGAAGTTGCCGTCCAGCTGTTGCTTCATAAGGCGTTCGATTGCGTAGGTGTCGGTGGTCATGTGATCCTCCCTTGTAATTGGGGCGACCCGTAAGAGCCGCCCCGCTCTTTAATATGCTGCGCTACTTCTTCTTCCAGGGTGGCGTTGCAGCAGCCGCAGGTGCAGCCGCCGGTGATCCACCTTCGCACGGCTCGTATCCGGCAATCTCATTCGATGCCTGATAGTTGCCCTCTGCTGGCTTGACCTTGACCGTAATCATCATCGGCTTGTCGTGAAGGTCAGAACTTTCGTTCGGCATCATCACACCAACCGAGCGGCAGATGGCCGAGAGCGTCCGCTGGGCGATCTCCTCGGCAGTCTTGTTCGGGTTGTTGAGGTTGAGCCGGTCCATTAAACTAACGCCCTGGTGAGGCCCCTCGATGATCTGGCAGGTGAGCACCAGCATCGAGCCGGTCTGTGCCTTGGTGGGGCGCTCCTCGCTCTTCGTGATCACGGCCTTGTACTTGCCAGCCGGGATGACTTCGCGTGGCGCACTTGGCTCCACGACATTCGCATCGAATCCATTCAGTCTCATTCTCTTCTCCTACTTTGCTACAAAGGCTTCGAAAGGGTTGCCGCTCTCAAATGTGAACGGCAATGGCTGCGTGATATTGAAACGGTTCTTCGTCACGCTCGACGCTTGCGGGAAGCAGATGATTTCCCGGTCGCCTGTGCTGATCGCCCGTTTCTTGTCGCCATCACCTCGGACGTAGGTCTTGAGACGGATCAGGCCCACGAGGTCCACGTTGTCAGTGTAATGCGGCAGTGACTTCTTGTGCATGCGCACGGTGTATCTGGCAAACGGGTCGAAGTCTGGCAGATCAAGCGTCTCAGTGTCAGCGTGGCCGATAAAGACCACGTTCATGCCGCGTTCGTATGCCAGTGCGCCAGCCCACTCCCGCACCTGCCGGTGCTTCTCGGCGGCGGTGTTATAGCCCGCTCCGTAACCGCCACCGGCTTGGTTGATGCTCTTCGCCTTGGGATCAGCGGCAACAATCTCATGCTCGATCATGGTGGCAAGCTGCGTGATGCTATCCAGCACGACCGTCTTGAAGTCATGATCCTGAGTTGCCAGTGCTTCGATCTGATCGAGCACTTCCTGGCTCGATGAGACCAACGGGAAAAGCATCACTTCATCGTTGCCAGCCAAGCTGGCGGTGCCGTCTTCGGTGCGAATGAACACCGGCCTCGGGAACATCGCAGCCAGCGTGCTCTTGCCCATACCTCCCTCACCGAATACCGTTGCGATGATGGGCCGTTGCCCTTTCGGGCGCTCTAGTTTCTTCAGATCAATTGCCATCGTTCTCGGCCTCCTTAACTCCGAGTATCCTCATAGCCTCGCGCAGGTTTTCAACAGCGCACCGCACATGATGGTCGCGATTCACCTTGTCAGTCTTTGCAATGACCAAGTGGTCACGGGCATACTGCAAAGCGTCTGCTGCTCCGTAGATGTCCTTACTCATCCGCCACCACCTTCACGCCGATCTTCCCCGGCGTGGCCGTGATTGCCTTAGCAGCGATGGCCCAGAGATCGGGCCGCTCCTTGAAAAGCCACTTGCATCCGGCATCGTCCACCTCGATCTTGGTCTTGATCGGCCAAGCTTCGGCGGGCATGTCGTGCTTGACGGTCTCCCAGACTGCCAGATCGATCTTGCGATAGATCGGCTGAGTGAGCGTCACCCGATACGGCTCGACCTTGTGCGTGATCGCGCCTTCGGTCTTGGCGTCCAGTGCTTCGGTGATGTCTTGCTCGATCTTTCGACGCGCCTCGATGGCTTCGTCTTCGCGGCGTTTGGCTTCAAGCCAGGCCCCGCAAAGGCCCGTGATGTTGCTGCTCATTGTCAGCCTCCTTTTCTCTCAACGGAATGGCTTATTGCATATTTCTGAAATGCGTGCAATAGAAAAAATTGCAATCACCAAGCAGGAGACTGACCATGCTATCCATTGAAGAGATTCGTGCCCGACTTGCCGGGGCTGATATTCCCGAAATCGTCAAGGCCACTGGCCTTTCCTACAACACGATCAAAGCCATTCGGGATGGCGCTCCCGGCGCTCGATACGAGACGATCAAGCTGCTCACGGAGTTTTTTGAAGGGAAGCAGCAGTGAGGGTATTGGTCGCTTGTGAATACTCTGGCACGGTGCGGGATGCCTTCGCTGCCAGAGGCCACGATGCTTGGTCTTGTGATCTGCTGCCGACCGAACGCATTGGTAATCATATCCACGGAGATGTGCTTCAGCATTTGCACCGCAACTGGGACTTGATGATCGCTCACCCGCCTTGCACTCATCTCGCCGTTTCCGGCGCTCGATGGTTCAAGGATAAGCAAATCGAACAGATCGAGGCGCTCGACTTTGTTAGACGCTTGTTAGACGCTCCCATACCACGCATTGCATTGGAGAACCCGATCAGCATCATATCGAGCCGCATCCGCAAGCCAGACCAGATCATCCAGCCGTGGCAATTCGGTCATGGAGAAACAAAGGCAACTTGCCTTTGGCTCAAGAACCTGCCGAAGCTGCTGCCGACGAACATCATGGAAGGCCGAGAGGCGCGCATTCACAAGATGCCGCCGGGGCCAAATCGCTGGAAAGAACGCAGCAGGACGTTTGAAGGCATCGCACAAGCGATGGCTGAACAATGGGAAGGCCGTCCTTAACATGACCATCATAGCGAGCATCAAATCCTACACCGAACTCGGCTGGTATCTTGTCCCGATCCCGGCAGGGCAGAAGGGGCCGACATCATACGGCTGGAATCAGAAGGATAAGGCACTTACCGGCCAGGGTGCCATCGACTTCTATTCCAAGAATCCGACTTGGAACGTCGGCCTCATTCATCAATGGACAGGCACCTGCGCGATCGACATCGATCACATGGAATGGACCCGGATCATCTTTGAGGGGCTGGGGCTTGATCTGGATGCCTTGATGGCATCAACCGCCAGAATTCGTGGGCGGGAGGGCCGTGGCAAACTCATCTTCCGCGCTCATCGGGATGACCTATCTCGCCATTCCATTGCGTGGCCGAACAAGGATGGCAGGGGCAACACGACCGTCTTTGAGTTGCGCGGTGGGCCGGTGCAAGATGTCCTGCCGCCGTCGATCCATCCCGACACGATGCAGCCATATGTGTGGGAAGGGTTGCCCTTCGATCAGATTCCGATCCTGCCGAAGCAGTTGCAGGTCATGTGGGACGAATGGGACAAGTTCCGTCCGCAAATGATGGACTTGTGCCCGTGGAAGGTTCGGCCCGAGTATCAGGCCCCGGTTCGGGTTCGCGCGCCTAATCCCGGCACATCAGTGATCGATGCCTATAATGCGGCGCACAATATCGGTGAGTTGCTGGTCAAGTATGGCTACAAGCGCACCGCACCGAATCGGTATCTAAGCCCCAACAGCGGCACCAAGCTAGCCGGTTGCAATGTGTTCGATAACAACACGGCATTCAGCCACCACGGCTCCGATCCGTTTGGCAATGAACACGCATTCGACTGCTTCGAACTTTACCTCCAGTTCGAGCACGCCGGGAACATGAGTGCGGCGATCAAGAACGCAGCCGCCTTCCTCAACATCACGACCGATCCGAGCCATGAGTGGACGCCCGAGGCAAAGGTTCAGATTGATCACGGCAAAGCGGCAACTCCCGGTGTGCTGCCTTCCAAACGCACCACCAGTGCCGCGCCAGACAATCCGCTGGCATCTATCCCGGCGCATCTGCTCTCGATCCCTGGCGTGCTTCAAGACGTTGTGCGGTACTACGAGACGACCGCCATCAAGACGCAGCCGCAGTTTGCCGTGCAAGCCGCCATTGCCCTTGGTGCCGTTGCAATGGGGCGGCGATGGACAACGAGCCAGCGCAACTTCAGCAACCTGTACCTGCTCAATATTGGCGAGACTGGTTGCGGCAAGGAACACGCCAAGACGGTCATCGAGGCCATGCTTGATGCAGCCCAGCTAGGGCATCTGCTAGGGCCAGCCGGTTACACTAGCGCCAGCGGCGTCTTCTCGGCGCTCATCTCCCGGCCTATTCACGTTTCCGTGATCGATGAACTAGGCCGAACCCTCAAGTCTGCCGCGAATCGCTCGATGCAGCACAAGGCTGATAGTCTCACGGCCATCATGGAATGCTTCGGGCGGCAGGATGGCGTCTTGCGGCCACAAGGATACGCCACCATCGGCCTTACGAAGGAACAGGCAGAGGCATTTGAGAAGGTCATCAGAAGGCCGTCCTTGACGCTCCTAGGCATGTCTACGCCATCGGAGTTCTACGGGGCCATCTCGGGCGGTGACATCGCATCTGGCCTTCTCAACCGGTTCTTGATCGTCAAGTCGGAGATCGGCGTTCAGATGAGCCAGGAGCGGCGGATCGTGCCGATTGGCGACCGCATCATCGGATGGCTTCAAGAACAGGCACAGGCGCACTCTGGGGCTGGAAACCTCACCGGCACCAATACCTATGACATGCCGCCCGATCCCGTCGAGGTGTCCTTTACAAGGCCAGCTATGGACATCCTGCGGGACTATGAGGCCGAACTGGTCGCGGCGATCAAAGCTGAGAACGAAACCGGCCTCGAAGCGATGTACAACCGCAGCCGCGAGATCGCCATGCGGATCAGCCTGATTGTCGCTAGGTCATTGGGCGAGACCGAGATCGGACCTGAGCCTATGCAGTGGGCGATTGATTATGTCAGGTTCTACAACCGGCGCGCCATCGCCATGTTTAGGGACAACATGGCCGAGAGCAGCCATCAGGCGATCTGCAAGGCAGTCATTGCCAAGCTGAAGACATCCGGTCTCAAAGGGCTGACAGAGGCAGAGCTGGGCAACCGCATCTCGGCGTTCGATGCCTTGACGCTCCGAGACCGGGGCCAGGTGATGGATAAGTTGGTTGCCGACTACGGCATCCAATGCCGCCACACGAACAAGGGCCAGCGGGGAAGGCCTCGCATGGCGTGGTTCATCCCGGCACCGGAGACCACTGAAGATTGAATAAAAAACCCCGGTGATGAGCCGGGGTTCTTTTTCATGCAATTCTGAATTCGTAACGTGGCCGTCCACGTTGTCCCTTGTTGGCATAGAACAATTTTATCAATCCCATCTCGAACGCCATCTCAAAGGCTTCCATTGCCTTGCGTGGGTTCTTCTGTGCAGGTCGAGAAGATTCCAAAGCCTCTTTGAAGGTGCATGAGCCTTTGCGTTTCTGGACCATATAGACTGCCCATTCGGGAGTCCCAAAATCAGATTGTACGATCCCGAATGCTTCGGCAGGGATTGACGCCATTTCTTCTGCAATATCCATTACTTCCTCATGTTTTTGAGTCTCGCACAAAAGCGTGCGGTAATATTGCTTTATTGATTCTTTATGTTTTGGTCAACAATTGATTTTTGCTCGCTTAAACATGGCACAGGCCGTGCTGGTCGCAATTAACAACAGATTTAAAAGGATGATGGCTCACCGGTAAGTCGGACGGCTAAGTGCTTGATCTGTCTGTGTGATGTGTACAGTAGTAAGAATAATAATATTTTAATCATTATACTACTACCATCACACACACGACACCGAACCGGACCCCTAGGCCACCTCGAATGCTAACCGATATTTCTCAAAACCATCGTTAATTGCCAACATTCAGCACAAGCCATTGAAAGCACAAGCATATCCACAATTGTTTGGCGGTTTGAGCAATTCGCGGAATATCATTCGTTAATTCAAAGTGCAATGTTTTCAATAGCTTAGGCAAATCTTGAACTTTCTTGCACTTTTCTGCAACATAACGCTTGCAAGTTTCTGCAAGGTGTGGGATAAAGGGACATCAACAAGGGAGGCCATCATATGAAGTTCACCGATTACATTTTGACCAGAACCGTTTGGTTCTCATCTCTGTGCAAGACAGATTACCTTGCTCACAAGGTTGCTCGTGATCTCATCAACTATCGCGCTAACGGCGATTCCGATGGCATTGCAAATCTCTTGAATATTGTACGTCGCTATGAGTGACGCCTAACAGAGGGGCCACGCGCCCCTCACCCACCCACCCAATAGGAGCAACCAATGACCAAGTTCGAAATCGGAAAGACCTACAGCACCCGCTCCGCTTGCGACTACGAAACGGTTTACTCATGGACCGTCATCGCCCGCACCGCCAAGCAGATCAGCCTCGAAGATCGCTGGGGCCGTCAAGGAAAGCGCGGCATCTACCTCTGGAACGACACCGAATATTGCAAGCCAAACGGCACTTATTCCATGTGCCCCGTCATCAATGCCGAAAAGGGAGAGTAATCTAAAATGACCGACACCGAATTCACCAAGCTGGTAGCTACTGCTATCAAGACCGCCAGAAACGCACATGCAGCAGCCCTTGCTGTTCACGCCTTGTGCGTGGCAAAGGCCAAGGCAGAAGGCATGAAGCCAGACATCGAGGTCGCTATTCATGGCCCAGGTCAAGATAGGCATCATTCCCAGACAAACTGCTGGGGCGTTTGTTTTGAGGCTGGTCCTTACGAGTGGGCAATTGACGCCTCGATCCACTCTCCACTGAACCGCGTCATCGCCGAACCCTACTACGGCTTCGATCTGAGCTTCTACAATGCCTAAGCCCAATGGACGCCCGCCCAAGTATCCGTGGCGCACCGTCGAGATCGGTGAATCCTTCTTCGCTCCCGGTCGCAGTTCAAAATCGCTCCAGCACGATGCCGCCAGATACTACCGCCCACGCCGCTACACTTGCCGCAAGATCAGCCTCAAAGGCATCATCGGCACCAAAGTCACGAGGACCGAATGACCGCCACATGGACCCCCATCGCCAAAGGCGACCGCAAGCCCGAAGGATGTGTCCTCGTCACATGTACCTACGAGACAAGCAAATTCGAGCTTGCCATGTTCGGCGGTTTCGTCGAAACCTTCCACCGCATCCGCATCGCCCGATGGAATAAAACAAGCCAACGGTGGCACGATGACGGGCCCCGAGGCGAGAAACTCAATAACGTCACCGCATGGATGCCACTGCCACCCCCCTATGAGGCCACCCCATGACCGACTTCGCCGTCAAAGTCACCGTTCGCAATGCCAGACTCCTCCGCGCTATCAAGGCCGCAGGGTTCGCCACACAAGCCGATCTCGCCCGCTTCATGGGCAAGTCTCCGCAACACATCAACGCGATTATAAATTTCCGCGAAAAGCCCATCGCCAATGGTGACTGGTCAGAACTCGCAATGGACATCTCCTCCGCACTTCGCATCGAGCCGGAAGAACTTTGGCCGCACCACATGCGAGACCTGCTAACCGCCCGCAACTCCATCGAGGCAGAGATCGACGCCGAGCAACTAGCCCAGATCGCCGCACCATCGAGCCTGGAAGTGGACAAGCCGCTTCTCGCCAAGCTGGTCGCTGCCATCACTCATCCAAAGCGCCGCGCCATGCTCGAAGCCCGCTTCGGCTTAACCGGCGAACCAGAGCAAACGCTCGAAGACATCGCCAAGGACTTCCGCGTCACCCGCGAACGCATCCGGCAGAACGAATTGAAGGCCTTCCGCGAGATGAGGGAAAAGGCGAGACGCATGGGCATTGAAGTGCCAAAGCATCCATATCGATATTGATTCCCCTGCGGTTTACTCCTCCCGCCGCAGCAAACTGGCCCCGCCCTTGTGGCGGGGTTTTTTTTGCTCTATATTGCGCCGCATGACACCAGACGAACTCATCCAATGGCGCACCTCGGTCGCCCTATCGAAGCGCAAGGCAGCAGAGGCCCTTGGCCTCGCACGCAACACGTTTCGAGCCTACGAAACCGGCAAGCAGCCGATTCCGCGATATATCGAACTTGCCGTTAAGGCAGTCACAAAAACCGACAATAAAAAGGACAGCAATGCTGACCTATAAGCTGATTCTAACCGCCGATCTCATCCCGTATGCCCGCAACAGCCGGACGCACTCCGAGGCCCAAGTCACCAAGATTGCTTCCTCGATCAAGGAGTTCGGGTTCATCAATCCGGTTGTCACGGACGGCAAGAATGGCATCGTGGCGGGCCACGGGCGCGTCCTGGCGGCAAGCAAGCTAGGGATGAAGGAAGTGCCGTGCGTTGAGGCGAGCCACCTCACGGAGGCCCAGAAGCGCGCATATGTCATTGCCGATAACCGGATGGCGCTCGATGCGGGATGGGACATTGATCTGCTGAAGGTCGAACTCGGCGACTTGCAGGGAATGGACTTCGATCTGGCCCTTACCGGCTTCGATCCAGGCGAACTTGAAAACTTCCTAGCCGACAAGACGGAAGGCCTGACCGATCCGGATGCGGTGCCGGAAACGCCAGCCAATCCGGTGACGGTGCTGGGCGACGTTTGGCTGCTTGGCAAACACCGGCTGATGTGCGGTGACAGCACTAGCGTGGATGCCATGCAGACATTGGTTCAAAACCAATTGGTCGATATGTGGCTTACAGACCCACCATATAACGTTGCCTATGAGGGAAAGACAAAAGACGCTCTCAAGATTCAGAACGACGAAATGGGAGATGATCAATTCCGTCAGTTCCTGAGAGATGCGTGCGTGACAGCAGACACCGTCATGAAACCAGGCGCTGTGTTTTACATCTGGCACGCCGATTCGGAGGGATACAATTTCCGTGGTGCGTGCCATGACGCCAAATGGAAGGTGCGCCAGTGTTTGATTTGGAAGAAGTCAACAATGGTCATGGGACGCCAAGACTATCACTGGAAGCACGAGCCGTGCCTGTACGGATGGAAAGAGGGAGCCGGTCATCTCTGGGCTACCGACCGCAAGCAGACCACCATCTTGGAATTCGACAAGCCATCGCGCAACGGCGAGCATCCGACCATGAAGCCGGTCGCACTCTTTGCGTATCAGATGCTCAACAACACGAAGGGCGGTGACGTTGTGCTGGATAGCTTCGGCGGTTCCGGCACCACACTGATCGCAGCAGAAGAGCATGGGCGTTACGCCCGCCTGATGGAGTTAGACCCAAAGTATTGCGATGTCACCGTCAAACGCTGGCAGGAATTCACCGGCAACAAGGCCACGCTCGAATCCACCGGACAGACCTTCGAGGATGTTGCTTCCAACCGATACGATTGGAAGAAGGACAGCGCGGCATCATATGACGTTGCCATAGCTGAAAAACGCAAGGAACTCGAGGCCTCGACATGACCGAAGAAACCAAGGGCAAGCTAGGCCGCAAGCCTCATGCACCGACAGACGCGCAGCGTCAGCTTGTCTCGCTTCATGCAACGGTCGGCACCACGCACGAGAGCATTGCCGAGATCCTCGGCATCCACAAAGAGACGCTCTACAAGTATTATTCAGCCGAACTGAAGCAAGCACGCGACAAAGCCAACGCAACCATCGGCGGTGCGCTCTTCAACAAGGCCAAGGCTGGCGATACAACTGCCATGATCTTCTGGCTCAAGACGCGCGCACGCTGGCGCGAGACCGTGGACATCTCGAACGAGGATGGATCATTGAAGCCGGAGCCAGTCGCTGCCGCCGTCCTTGCTGCGCTCAACAAGATTTACGATGACGCCGAGTGAGCATCGAGCCGCCAACCATCAACGGCTCTACAAGTTCGCACGCACGATCTACCGCGCCCGCACCAACCAAAAGATGCTGCCGAACGAGCATCAACGGGCGATCTGCCGTAGCCTCGAACAGGTCTTCGCCCACCGCATCAAGCGGCTCATTATCAACGTGCCGCCTCGATCCGGCAAGACCGAGATCGCCGTCAAGGCATTCATCGCCTGGACCATCGGCCTCGTACCTGATGCCGAATTCATCCACGCCAGCTATTCAAAGCGACTCGCTACATCCAACGCATACGACATCCGCGCCATGATGCAGCACGAGACCTATCGATCAATCTTCCCGTGGGTCTCGCTCCAAGACGATAGCAAGGCGAAGGATGAATTCCGCACATCACACGGCGGCATTGTCTACGCGACCGGCGCAGAAGGAACCATCACAGGCTACGGCGCTGGCAAGATGCGAGACGGCTTCGGCGGTGCCATCATCATCGATGATCCGCACAAGGCAGGTGAGGCAACCTCGCCCATTATGCGCCAGAACGTGATCGACTGGTATCAGACCACAATACAGTCGCGCCTTAACAAGCCCGACACGCCGATCATCGTTATCATGCAGCGGCTACACGAGGATGATCTTTCCGGCTGGCTTCTAGGCGGCGGCTCCGGCGAGAAGTGGGATAGCCTCGTCATCCCTGCCCGTGATCCCGATGGATCATCGTTCTGGCCTGAGCAAT